AAGGACACCCACAAAAAATAGAAATGTGGTCTGATTGTCTTGCTTATGATTGGGTATTATTCTGCGACCTATTTGGCGGGGCGATGCAGATTCCCGAATCCGTCTACTACATTCCCTTCGACCTGGCGACGCTCTTCAAGGTCAAGGGCATTGACCCCGATATAAACCGTGAAGAATACGTGGGGGTCATAGCGGGTGGCAACAAACACAATGCTCTGTGGGATGCCCAGATGATTCGAGCGTGCTATGACAGGGCAATAGCATGAGCATCGATCCGAAAACGCAGGAGCGGCTTGATTGGCTGGCGGTTAGAGGCATCGCCACGTCCATCTGTTATGGCGCAATGGAGGGGTTTGACACGATTTGGTCAGTCAATTGTATGACCCTCTATTCGCAGGAATTTGCGCGTCCGCAAGCGGCGCACACATTTGACCATGCGGTTGAGATTGCCGTCAAGCATTCAATCAAGCTGGGCTTTGTCGAGGGGCCGGCGCCGTGAAAAGCCATATCTTTCGCGTTGAAAACTGGTTCCGCTGGGTGATTGACCCACACCACATGGGCTACAGCGATGCCGATATTCTGTTCGTGCTTGACACGGTTGGCGTACGTGAGCGAATGAAGCGCATTCTGGAAGGGGAGTCGCAATACGTGCCCGACAACAAGCACAGTCGTGCCTAAGCTAAGGGGCTATACAAGGGGTCGTCGGGAGATGACAACCTGTGGCGGACACAGAGGGGCGACCATTGGGAGGACGAGGCAAGCCACCCAGAAAGAAACGAAATGGCAACTGATGACAAAACCTATGTAAACAGCATGGGAATTAAATACCGCACCTATGTTGTCCGTACTGGCAGGAAAATATACAACTTTCGCCTTGGGCGCGCGCTCTTCCGTTGGGCGACAAAGAATGGACGATGGGCCGGTGGCCTATGGTTCGACTGGATTTACTAGCAATGGGCGAACTAAGGAGACGCAGCCGTGTCGAATGCTACCTTATTCTGGCTGATTGTTAATTTGGGGCTGTACCTGGCCGGCCTGCTCCTGCTCGACACCGCGCACCGGGCGCACATCGCCGAGCTTAAGCACATTCACCGTGAGCAGGTGGCATCCTTGCGCTCCTATATCCGCACGTTGAGCCGGGAACGCAAATGGCTAGAGGCTGAGGTACAGCGGCTCAAGGACAAGCTGGCGCAGCAGCGTGAACAGGGACAGGGGACGGATACGCGCTGGATGCCTGAGCATATCCAGTGGCTGCCGCCGTCTGAGGAATTTGGCGAGGGTGAGTGAACAATTTTAGCGAACTAATTGCTGAATTAGCACAACTTGAGCCAGAGCCGGCTGAAATGTGACAGTTTTGTGACACTTAAAAAAGGCTGGCAAGCGAAGTTTATTCAACAGCTTGCCGAAACCAGCAACGTATCAGCGGCGTGCAAGAGAGCAAAGGTCAGCCGCCAAGAAGCATATCGAACGCGCGATGAAGATGCGGGGTTTAAGGCAGCTTGGGTGGAGGCGCTAGAGATAGCAACAGAGGCGCTGGAGCTTGAAGCGCGGCGGCGCGCCGAGAAGGGTACGCTTGAGCCGGTTTTCTATCAAGGCGTTAAGGCCGGCGCAATTCGCAAGTATAGTGATACCTTGCTTATCTTCTTGCTCAAGGCGCATAAGCCGGAAAAGTATCGTGAGAATGTGCGGCATGAACACGACCTTTCTAACAAGATGGTAGACACCGCAGCGGCGTTGATCGCTGCTATGCGGCAAGGTGCAAGGGAAGATGCTAACGGTTGATCAGGCCTACGAGCTAGGGAAATGCTATTCCAGTCCGCATTATTTTATGCATCACTTCTGCCAAATTTATGACGCGGCGATAGGTGTGTGGGAGCCGTTCCATCTCTGGCCTGCTCAACGCAACGTACTGGCGACGATTCACAAAAACAAATTGTCAATTATCCTCAAGGCGAGACAGTTGGGGATGTCGTGGTTGTGCATTGGGTACGCGCTTTGGCAGATGATCTTTCGCCCTGCGGCAACCGTGCTGGTTTTCAGCCGTCGCGATGTGGAAGCACTATATTTACTCTCCACTGATAGATTGCGTGGCATGTATTATCGCTTGCCAGAGTGGATGAAAAGTGGGCATGAGTTCATGATTGACAGCGGGCACGAATGTTCAATGCAAAATGGCAGTTCGGCGCGCGCGTTTCCCACATCGGCGGGTGATTCTTATACAGCGAGCTTGGCAATCGTGGATGAGGCGGACTTAGTGCCTGATCTCAACCAGCTTATGCGCGCCGTTAAACCGACTATCGATAACGGCGGCAAGATGATCTTACTATCCCGCGCCGATAAATCTACTCCCAATTCTGAATTCAAGAATATATATCGCGCTGCCCATGCTGACAGAAACGGTTGGACGCCTATATTTTTACCGTGGAGCGTTCATCCAGGCCGCGATCAAGTTTGGTATGATGCGCAGAAAAGAGACATCGAATCGCGCACAGGCGCACTTGACGATCTCCATGAACTTTATCCAAATTCGGACACGGAAGCCCTGGCGCCACGCAGCCTTGACAAGCGAATCAGCCCACTGTGGATTGAAGCCTGCTTTGAGGAGATGGAGCCGCTGTTTGTGGCAAATGCGCCGGCACTGCCTGGTCTTGAAATCTACGCCACGCCGCCCACGGAATTTACGCGTTATGTGCTCGGTGCAGACCCGGCTGAGGGTAACCCTGCCAGTGACGATAGTGCCTTGACGGTCTTGGACTTTGCTACCGGCGAGGAAGTGGCAACGTTGGCCGGTAAGTTTGAACCGGGTACATTCGGTAGTTACATTGCCGAGGTGAGTGCCTACTTCAACGATGCGCCGGCCATGATTGAGCGTAATAATCACGGCCACGCGGTGATCCAGTGGGTGCGGGAGAATGCCTTGTCTGTGCAGCTCCTCAATGGGCATGACGGCAAAGCCGGCTGGATGAGCAGTAGCCTAGGCAAGGCGCTTCTTTATACCGAATGCGCCGACCATTTCCGGCAAAGTGCCCAAAGTGGCAGCAAGATTCTACATTCGTTCGCGTCCTATACGCAGCTCGCCAGCATCGAAGGCGCCACCCTACGCGCGCCCAAAGAGCAGCACGATGACCGCGCCGATAGTTATGCCTTCGCCCAGGTGGGACGGGCGGCGGCGGTGGACACAGTTTCAATGCATCAGGCAAGAGTGGCACAACGCAGCGGGCCGGCGGTTATCAGGAGTGGTTTCAGGAGAACTAAATGAACAATCCTGCCAAGCGCGTCATACGGCGCATCCGCGAATATCTCAGCACCTCCTCCGACGCGCTGATGACCAGCTACAGAACCTTTACCCGCCGTTGGTACAGCATCTGGCAGCCGCCGATCAATAACTGGAACAGATCCGACTATCCATTCTGGCGCAAGGCGTACTTTTGTCAAGCAAAGGGTTTGGAGTTATCGGGCTTATTTATCAAGCCGCTCTGCTCAAAAATCGCCGCTTGGGTCTTGGGCCGCGCACCCAAATGGCGCTGCGACGATTTGACCAGCCAAGAGGCATTGGAACAGTGGTGGAATGAGGTCCATCCCGACATCTTGCAAGCCTACCGCAGCAGCAAGAAGCAGGGCGACGCCTTCTTGGTCATCAACAGCGATTTGAGCGTGACTTTGCTGGCGCCTGACTGTGTTGACCCGATTGTGGCGGAAGATGATTACAGCCACATCATCGGCTGGCGGGTGACGCAGACGCTGGCCAATCCCGGCACGGCTGACCGTATGACGACCATCGACGAATACTATGTGGACCGCCGCATTCACCGCGTGCAAATCAACAGCACTGATCGCAGCGTGGAAACCTATCCCAACCTGATCGGGATGCTTCCCATCGTCCTGATTGCCAACAACGCCGATGTCGGGCAGACCTTTGGCCATGCCGAGGCCGAGGCGCTGTTACCGACCTTCCACCGTTATGGCGAGGTCATGGATGCGGCGATTGAGGGCAACATCCTGCAAGGGCGGCCGACGCCGGTCATTACCTTTGGCACGGTGCAGGATGAGAACAAATTTTGGGCGCTCTATGGCAGCAAGCAAACGGCGCAACTGCCCGACGGTTCATCACAAAGCGTGGAAACGCTCAACGTCGATTTGAGCCAGATCCTGACCATCACCAATGGCTCCTTTGACTTCAAAAGTCCCGGCAACTTCAGCGCCGATGTGGTCAACATTCTGGAGATCCTCTTTTATCTCATCCTGGAATACACGGAAATTCCAGAGTTTGTGATGGGCAACGCCATCAGCTCAAGCAAGGCATCGGCTGAGACGCAGATGCCCGTCTTTGAGCGCTTTATCGAGGGCCAGCAGAGCGATGCTAAGGATTGGCTGACGGCCGTCAGCACGATTGCGCTGGCCTATCTGAGCCTGGTCGAGCCGGGTGTGGTGGCGCAAACACCGTCCTTACAATGGCGCAAGTTGACCCAGGATGGGCGGCTGATGCTCGATACAATCGTCTGGGCGGTCCAGGCCGGGCTGCTTGACCGCCGCACGGCGCTGATGCTATCGCCGCTGGAGGTTGAGGATATTGACGCGGTGTTGGCGGCGGTGGACGCCGAGAAGGCGCAAGCGAGGCCGGCGCAATTGCCACCCAGCGCGCCACAAGATGAGCAAGAAGAAGAACAGCCTGTCGTTGGCGAATACGCCGATCCGGAAAAGGCCGCCATCGTGCAGGCGGCGGCGAGTATTCTCACGGAGGTTTCGCTTAATGGCCACGCGTGAAAAATGGGCCGAAGCCCAGATCCGCGTGCTAGTCGAATGCGGAGTGAGCCTGGCCAATGCCCAGGCCGCTATCGCTTTTGCCTTGCGCCGCTTACCGGCCAATGCCGACCCGCAGAGCTACATCCTGGATGCGTCTTTGCTGGAGCAGAACGTGAGCGAACCGGCATTGGTGCAGGATGCCAGGGCCGATTGGTATCAGCACGATCACGTGCCGCTGGCGTACAAGCGTATCCTCGATGCAAGGTCCGTTAATCCT